ATGTGCTATAGATCTTCGTATAACCACACCGTTTTTGTCTTTGTAGGTTACATTATTTGTTTGTGAATTTACTGGTTTATCTGCCATCGCTAGTATCCTGACCCACTACTGCCTGAACTGGATGATGAACTTCCACTTCCTGCACTACTAGAGGTCACCGAAGATACTGCTGATGTTGATCTTGTGCTTGATGTTGTGTCTGTGGTTGATGTAACAACTGTGCCAGAAGCCGCCAATTGATTGGCACTGATAGCATCAATTATAGAAACATCATCAACGGTGGCCCCACTGATAAAAATTTCGTCGTCTGCTCCAGACACTTGGAATAATGATCCAAAACTTTGTCCAGATTGATTTGGCACAATCACAACAGAAAGCAGATCAGGTGCTAATTGTTGATGAACATATGCCGCTAGTTCTGTAAAATAAAATGTGTCGCCAAAATCAAAATTATCCAAGGCAAAAAATTCATTGATTGCTTGTATAACTCTTGTTTGAATAACAGCATTGGTTACATTTGTGGCTGTGTTTTTTACAACTTTAAATGTTGCTTGAAATTCGCTGTCTGCTTTTGAACCAAACAATATTTTATATTTTACAGGGTGATAAACTATTTGATCTGATAGACCTTTTAGCGGATTTAAAAATCCTGAATAACTTATTCTTAATTGATCTGATGTTGATGCAGAAGGTTTTGTTCCACCATCTTTTAACCAGGTTCTAAATCTTGCATCATAACTTCTTTCAAGCATGTAAATGTCTACAATATTGCTAACACTTGGATCAATTCTGGTGTCTTGTCCTGCATGATGTTTGTATTGAAAATTGATATTGGATCTACCTCTCCTTGCTCTGTAATCTGTGGTGGTGCTTAATGTTATTGTGCTGGAGTCATACTTTTTGATAACATTTTCTGCACTGTCATAAAAGTAGAACAGTTGTCCGTTGGCATATGAACCAGGTAGTGTAATATCTGTTTCGTTTTGTGTTACAACAAAATTTGTGCTGGCATAAGGTCTAAATCTTTCAATGTTGTTGTAACTTAAATATTTCTCAAAAAATACAAATTTTGTTGCTGGAGATGTTTCCGGATCAACAATGATATCAAATATGTCTGGATTATCAACTACACCATCATCGTCTCCATCAAAAAATCCAACTTGCACTTTCCTATTGTCTTGGTAACCATCTGCTTCTTCCACTGTGTCAACAATCTGCCAATTAATTGGATAACCAATGCCCAACCCTGTGCTAGGTACAGTGTTGTTTTTTAGCACCTTGATACTGTCTTTGACACTAGTGCCTGTGGTATAATCATAGATTTTTTCAGTTTTGTCATAGTGAAATTTGTTTTGCCCTTCAGATTCAAAAAGATATGCTAAGGATCTGTAAGTGACTGTGTAAGTGTTTCCGTCATTTGTAAATTTAAAGAACCAACTTTGATCCAAATTTGTGGCAGTGGTGTCACCTGCATTAGTAAGAGAAAACACAGAAGAAGCACTTAAATTTGCTGAAGTGATCACTGACCATGCTCCTGTTTCTTCGTTGAACCTTAATCCAAATTCTTCATAGGCATTGATTCTGTCAATTAGATCATCCTTCAATGCTGTTGTAAAAGTTGTGGTAAACACAGGAAACACAGCGTTTAGAACTGCGTTTGCTGGAATAATGTCGTTAAGTGTTATTGGTCCTAATCCTGATTCTAGATTGCCTTCTCCGCTGTTTGATCCATCGCCTACAACAGCAGAAATTTTCACCCAGGCTCTGTCTTGTGCATTGTCTGTGCCAGCGGTTACTAGTTTGCCATTTAAAAATTCTCTGGTGTCAGGAGATGTAAATTTAACTAGTGATCCAACTTTGGCATATTTTAAATTTGACGTTGAAAATTCGCCAACTGCCAAAGGACCACCTGCATTAAAGTAACCTGTGTTAGTGTTTGTGCCTGTGGTAGTTGATACCCAAGACGCACTTAATGAACTTAAATCTTTTGTGCCATATTTTAAATAAAAAAACTGTCTTGCTGTGGCTTCTTTTAATTTGCTTTCAACTGAATTGTTGATTGTGCTTAATATTTAATTGTTGTTGTTTAAAGTAAATGTAAATTCTGGTTCTGTTTCTTCTCTGTACAACACTCCATCCTCTGCAAACACTGAAACATTTGAATATGCTCCTGTTGGATCAATGATTTCTTTGGCTCTGCTGATTCCAGAAGCAGTTCTATTGACTGATCTAACTTTGATAATTTCCTGTGATGCTGACAATGGCACCACATTGTAATCTTCTGCAGTGATCATTCTGTTTTGTGAATAATATGCTTGAGGCGCTTTTTGTTTGATTGAATCTGATGATTCTGTTGCCGCGGCATTGTATATTGACTGTTGTAATGACGCAGACACTGTCAAGGTCTGTGGAGCACCATTTTTGTCTGTGTAACCCAACGCAAAAGTAATACCGGTCATGTCTGCTGGTTGCACAGAATAGGTTGCATTATCTGACTGTCTGTAATAGACCCTGAATGCACCTGAAGGAATATTAGAAAAATTGCCATCTCCAAAAACTAAATCAACAGCGTCGTTGTTTTTGGTCACCACATTATAGATATTTCTTCTGTCAGTGGCCAATGAATTGTAAATGGCATTGTTGCCCACAGTTGTTGGCACTTTGTCCCAAAGATTTTCAATCTGTCCAAAGTCATCTAATTCATACAACCAAACATCTGAATTGTTAATGTTGTTGACATTCAGTGCCTGTACAAAGTTAGTGCTTGGATTGGCTATGTTAAATTCTGTATTTGCCATTGAACCTTGTTTGAACAACGCAAAAAATCCAGTGTTGTTTGATGTATCACCTGCGCCGTCTGTTCTGTACACATAACTGAATCCTCCACCTGGTAGCGGAGTTCTTTCATAAATGCTTTCAGAATCTTGAATCGTAGCCGGCACAATTTCAAATGTTCTGTCTACACCACTTACTGCTCTCCTGAATGTAAAAATAGGTAAGTCGGTGTTGTTGGAACTGCTGTTGTAAATGTCTGTTTTTATTCCGCCAATGGTATCTGATTCTGCTGGCTTGCCAAATGTTTGTCCTGAAGCATTAGCGGCATTTAAAATATTGATAAACTGTTCTCTATAATTGGCATTGGTACCATCGTTCCATACCACTGTTGTGTTAGCAAGATTTGTTCCTGATGAATCTGTTACATTTTCTGTAGTTGCCACACTGTCAAATTTTAAAAGTCCTGTGGCAGGTGTGTTTCTTTTGGCATTGTAGTTGATCAATCTTGCCAATCTTAAAACTGAATTTCTTCTTTCAGCAGTTTCTAAAAAGTTTTCTCTGGCATTTAAGTCAACTCTGAACGAAAGTGACTGTGCCAAGTAAGCAATAAGATCCAAAAGTGCAACATATTCAGAACTTTCAATGTAGTCGTTGAAATCATCTGGATAGTTTTCTCTGAGATAGGCCACCATTGTTCTTCTAATGGTTTCAAAGTCGTATGATTTGAAATCTGCCTGTTGAAAAGAGGTGTAAATTTTCCGCCAATCTTCAGCAACTAAAAGTCTGTTCTGTCTATCTGTTGTGGCCATACTGTTTGTATGAATATTTATGGTTTAAATTAAGTGCGTATATTAAGATAGACGCAGAGTGCTGTTTTCGTCAAAACTGAATGTTAATTTTTCTACCACATTGTACGGCACATATCTTATAGTGGCCTGTACAGCAATACCGTGTTCAAACTCACTTACAATTATATCTTCTGTTTGCAGTCGTGGATCTGCGTTTAGATTTTTTGTGATATCTTCTGCAACTGCTTCTTTTACTGCTTCTGTTAATGGTTCAAAAAGCACATCATAAATTATGGTGCCGAATTCAGGATTTTCTACACGCTCACCTTTACGCACACTGAGTCTATTGATAAGATCCTGTTTAATTAAAGCAAAATCGTACAGTTTAAAATTGTTTTTGTCTGCTCTAGAACTGAATCCTTTGAACACACTCTGACCTTCGATGTATCCTGATCCGTTTCCTGATGAACTATTGTACGCCATAATTAAAATCCAAAATATTTTCCTACACTACGAGCCACTTTACTTACAGTAGTGACCACATTTGCAACTGTACTTACCGTCTCTGCTGTTTGTACAACTGATGTCACTTTGCCTCCAACAACATTTTTGTATGTGGTGGTCAGATTTGACATATTATTATATACATTTGCTCCAGAACTTATTGTTCTAACCTGTGATAAATTACCTGTTTTCTTGACTGTGCCAGACTCCGCAAGATTTGTTGTGCCTTTGGTGTACAACACTCCGGATTCATTTACACTGACAGTGGTGAAATAAGAAGTGCCAGCCACTGTGTTAGGTGTTGCAATAATTTTATTGTATGTTTCACTTTCTACTGCATCTAAAGTTTGATAATCATCAATGTTGGCAGTCAAAAAGTTTGTTCCTTGTGAAACTCTTTTATTTGCATTAAACAATTCAATCACTGAATCAGCAGACTTAGTTGGCTGTTTAGACAGTTCAGCATCAAGGTCTGCTTTGTATTGTGCCCAACGCACACTTAACAAATCACTGTTTCTGTTAAGGTCTTCTATGTGTCCAGCAGTGCCAATATTTGTATTGGTTCCTCCAACTGAACCAAAAGCAGGTGCATTGTCTTGGTGTCCCCAAAACGGCTCGTGAGTTGGTATTCTCATACCTGACATGCCTGGCAATGCTCTGTCTACTTCGTAATTTTCACCTAAAGGTTTTAATGTCACATCTGGATAGTCTGTCAGCAATGTGCCTGTGCCAGTTGGTGCTGTGTACGACGTTCTTTGTAAAGGAGTAACAAGGTTTGATATTGTAGGATAACTGTTAAAGTGTACTTGACCTCCAATAAGATCTACTCTAGTCATACCTTGTTGTATATTTCTTTGTCCGGCATCGGATACTATATTTGTTGTGGCCTTTTGATAAACATTAGTTCCAAAGTTTGTAATATTATTGGATGCATAATTCAGGATGTTAGCGCCGTCAATTGCAACTATACCATTCTCCTCATTTGCTTTTAGTTTAATGCTTTTGTTGGCATACATGTTAATGTTGCCTTCAGCATGAAAATTTATATCTGCACCTGATCTTAAATTGTAACCTGTTTGTGCATAAACATCAACCAAACCGTTGTTTGAAAACTCCATCCATACTGTGCCATCTGCATTTGCTAGATACACAACACCTGCACTGTCACTCATTACAAGTTGATGTCCGGAACTGGTTCTCAATCTTACTAATTGATTTGCACCATTGACATCACCGTCATCCATCACAAAGGTATGTCCAGCGTTTCTAGTTAAAACTTTTTCTTGTTGATCGTCTAAGGTGCCAACCTTTGCCTTTTTATTTGATCTTGTGTCTATCCTTCCTGGAGTGCTTATTCCAAAAACATTACTAGGAGTTTCTCTTCTTGCACTGGAACTGGTAGTGCCTCTCACATTGTCTTTTACTAGTCCTTGTTTTTTTAAAGTGTTTGCAAACGGATGTATTGGTTTTTTTAATCTATCAAAACCTTGAGCACTTGCTGAATCCCAAAGTCCTCTATTGACTTCTCCTGCAGGTAAATCTTCAGTGCCAAAACTTTTAATTTTCTCTGATACTTTGTTGGTAGGGTCGTTCTCTCCGCCTCCAACTCCTAATGGATTGTAAGTATTTGTTGAACTTGCTATACCAGGAGTCATGTGATTGACAAATGGTTCCTGTATACAACCCATCCAGTAGGCCTGATTAATCTTTCCTTCGGCAAAAGTGACTAAAACTTTAGTGTCGATGTCGGGTGGAACCATCCACATTCCATACGAATGTTGCGATTGTTCATAACTTGTTATGTCTGTGGTGTTGACTGCGTTGGGACTCTTGGCTCCATAAAAAGGTGCAAGATAGTCACAGGTGATCAATTGGTCACTGTTGACATTTTGAGCATTATGTATTGCTGGAATCACAACACCTATTCTGCCCATTCTGGTCACGTCTCTGTTTTCTTTTACAATGGCCACATATGGACCTGGATCAATAACAGTGTAAGACTTGTCGTTGCCAAGTTTTGTGGTTGAAGTATATCCTTGATTAAGTGCCATTATGCTGATATTTCTCCTGGTCCTACAAAGACATCTTCTGAAATTATCGTACCGTCTTCGCGTTGATTTGCAAGTTTACGTGCTCTTTGTGTAATTTTTTGTTGATTCATACATCTTGCCATTGTTAAATTTTGTGTAAACTGTCCATTTTCTAATCTGCTTTCCACTTTAATAACTCTATATAAGCCACTAAACTGAGGTGTTGCTTCGGTATTGAACTTGTACAAGCCTTCATTTTCATCAAAGTCACTTGGAAATTTAAAATCCAGTTGCACCACAACTTCTCCGTTGTCAAAGTTAAATGCTTTATATTGAGGATCCCATACACTGGAACCTATGTTAATTCTTTGTTGGTTAGAATTGTTGCCCACTCTCAAAGGTATCGCATAGTCCTGGCCTAAAAAAGCAGGATCTCCCATGATCTTCATATCAACATTTACCATGTCTCCTTTGGGATTGACCAGATAATCATACACTGTGTCTGCCAACGCTTGATTTTCAAAAATTTCTTTGTCCTGATTGTCCACACTAGGATTTTCTGTGTTCAAAGTTGTTATGTATGAGTGTAATGGCAGTAATGGATCTGCTTCATAATTATTTGTTTTAACTAATCTTGACAATACACTTTTTGCCTTGTTCAATATTCTTATCAAAATATTTGGATCTTGTTTTCTTAGAATTGACTGATAGTAACCTGCATTGTATTCTACATTTAGATCTAATATATCTAAATTTTCTCCGGTGTAAATGTAATTAAATTTTTTACGTACAGCGTTTTTGTAATCAAAACTGAAACCATAACCTGCTCGCACAAAATTTAGTACATGTATTTTGAAAGGTTTTACATGATAGTGTATTATTCTGTTATGGGTGCCTATTTTGTTGTCAAAGGTTGGTAGTTCTTTGACGGTTGTGACTATTTTAAACCAATCAACATATTGATCATCTTCTGAAATAGAACCAGATTCTGTAAATAGATCTGCTTTATCTGCTAAAATTTTCTCAATGTCATTGTATTTTACAAATTGCCTCACTGTGTCTTCAATAATTTTTACAATGCTTTGATTTTTTCCGTAGGTAAAAACTTTGAATGAACCTTGTTTTCTATTCTTGTTAAAAAATCCTGTGGTAGGATAGACATCTCCGTTTTGACTTTGCAATTGTCCAATACCAGCACTGACTGTTATTTCATATTTGTCTGCTCTGTCTCTGAGTTTATCTGGACCAACTTCTTGATCTTCAATGT